CGCACGCTACGCCCGCCCGCGCGAGTAGCACGGGGTCCGATTGCGCGTCCAGCCTTTCCCCAAAATCGCGAAAAGTTGAACGCTTGACCAATAACGATACGAACCGTCTCGTATTGTAATTGCCCCGGAATTTTACCCGGCAATATTCCGCCGACCCCGCGCGGCACCTTGACGCGGGCACGCAGGCTACGCGCGGTCTCGTTTCGTGCGCGTCGCGCGGGGTTTGTTTCGTGGGCGCGGGCGAGCGCGGCACCTCGACGCGGGCGGGCAGGTCACACGCGCGGCACCTTGACGCGGGCGCGCGAGCGCAGCGCGGTCTCGTTTCGCGAGCGGGCGCACGCGCGGCACCTTGACGCGGGCGCGGGCGCGAGGCCGACTACGTCCCGCTCGGCGGCAGGGCCACGAGGCGACCCCCACCCCCCAAATTCGCAATGGGTCCCATGCCCTGTCCTGCTCTACTAATCCACTCAACCAAATCTCAGATTTGCAAATTGCAATTTATACCAACCCCCCCGGTGCCTTTTTGAAATCCCGACCCCACGGGGGTATATTTTGCAGTTGACAGCTTTCTGATTTAATCTTTACACTGAGGTATAAAGGTGTAAGTATGCGAGATATTGACGCTGTAAAAAGAAATAGAATTAAACGAGCAAAAGATAGCAATAAAGTAGTAGACAAAAGAAGTATGCAATATGCGGCCAAGGGCGCGGACATTTCTAATAAAGTTTTGTTAAGCGCAATTGCAAGTATGTTCAAATGTGAGACAGTTGCCGAGGCCAAACGGGCGTACAGAAAAACTGTTATGAAAAAAATGTCTAACATTAGAAAATATGTAAATCCTTATGCCTACTAAACTTAAAACCGATTCCCCATTAGCTGTTGTGTTTAACGCAATCCATCCGTCGCGGGTTAGAACTGAGGCGCAAAAAGCAGGATCTATAGAAAAAAACAATGCAAAATTAGCCGCAGCGCAAGCGGACGGAAGTTCGCCAATAAAGTACAAAAAAACGCCGCCTAAAATGCCCGCGTATGATCGCAAAAAGGAAAACATCAAATTGGCTGCAATAACGATGATTCAAGCGCAGTTAGCGCAGTACGATAAGATCATCATTAAAGACCCGGAGCAGTTGCGGACTTATGTCACCAACAAGCTGATTGAAGTGTCCCAGTGCGGTGCGGTCAAAGAGGAACTGCGGGCGTTGGAGTTGTTAGGGAAGATGTCGGACGTTGGGTTGTTTACGGACAAGACCGAGATCAAGGTGTCGCACACCAACTCCGGTGCCCTTGAGGAGACAATCAAGGAAAAAATTGGCCGTTTGATTGCGCTCAAGAAGCAGGAAATCGAAGAGCCGGATGAGGACGACATTGACGACGTAGAGTACGAAGACCTTGGCGACGAAGAGAGCGACGAAGGCGACGACTAAATGTTTGACGCGCTGAATTTGGATGAACAGACCCTGCAAGATCTCCTTGCGGTGTTGCCGTCGCTTCCAGAAGAAGAAAAACGCACCCTGCTCCATGATCTCCAGCGCCTTGAAGAAGTAAAATCCCGTGAGCAATGCCGGGAAGAGTTCATTCCTTTCGTGCAGCGCATGTGGCCGGGGTTCATTTCCGGTCGGCACCACAAGATTATGGCCCGTGCCTTTGAGCGCGTTGCCAAAGGCGAGATAAAACGCCTCATCATCAACATGCCGCCCCGGCATACCAAGTCAGAATTTGCGTCTTACCTCCTCCCGGCATGGTTTTTGGGTAAATTTCCCGAGAAAAAGGTCATCCAAACGTCGCACACTGCCGAATTGGCAGTAAATTTTGGCCGAAAAGTGCGAAATTTGGTGGATGAAGAGGGTTACCGCAGTATTTTTCCCGAAACCGTGCTGCAAGTGGACTCAAAAGCGGCGGGAAGATGGAATACCAGCAAGGGCGGGGACTATTTCGCTATCGGTGTCGGCGGCGCGGTGACGGGTAAGGGCGCAGACCTGTTGATTATTGACGATCCGCACTCGGAACAAGAAGCCACCATTGCCGAAACCAACCCCGAGGTCTACGACAAAACGTATGAGTGGTACACATCAGGCCCACGGCAGCGTTTGCAGCCGGGAGGGGCTATTGTTGTCGTAATGACCCGTTGGTCAAAGCGGGATTTGACCGCTCAGGTGTTGAAAGCGGCGGCGATGCGCGAGGGAGAGGAGTGGGAGGTCATCGATTTCCCGGCCATTATGCCCAGTGGGAACCCCCTGTGGCCTGAGTTTTGGCCTTTGGAAGAACTTGCAGTATTGCGGCAGGAGTTGCCTCACGCCAAGTGGATGGCTCAGTACATGCAAGACCCCACCTCAGAGGCGAGTGCTATCGTCAAGCGTGAGTGGTGGCAAGTGTGGGAGAAGGAAGACCCCCCGCAGTGCGAGTTTGTATTGATGTCGTGGGACACGGCGTTTGAGAAACATAATCGTGCCGACTACAGCGCCTGCACCACTTGGGGAGTTTTCTACCGGGACGACGACGGCTCCGACTGGGAAGTGAGTAAAGCCGACCGGGGTAAGCCGCAGGCGCATATTATTCTGCTGAATGCGTTCCGGGATCGGATGGAGTTCCCGGAGTTAAAGCGGGTGGTTATCGACCAGTATAAGTCGTGGGAGCCAGACGGCGTTATTATTGAGAAAAAAGCGTCAGGTGCGCCGCTAATTTACGAGCTTCGTGCGATGGGTATTCCTGTGCAGGAGTTCACCCCGACTAAGGGGAACGACAAAATATCCCGGCTTAATGCCGTGTCGGACATATTTGCGTCTGGTAGAGTGTGGGTGCCCGAGACCCGCTGGGCAGAGGAAGTGATTGAAGAAGTAGCGTCATTCCCTGCGGGGGACCACGACGACTACGTTGACTCGGTATCGATGGCGATGATGCGGTTCCGTCAGGGCGGGTACATCCGCACGACGTTGGACGAGCCAGAGGAGGACATCCCCCTCCGCTACCGCAACCCGAACAAGAAGCCGTACTACTAAAAGGAACCCCACATGGGCGACGAAGAGATTCAGATTGAAGTCGAAGTAATTGACGACGGTTCCACCCTGCCGGGGGAGGACAACACGCCTGCGTCCGGTGCCGAGTTTGCCCTTGCCGAGCTTCTTGGGGAACCCATGATCGACAAGGAAGATCCCGAAGTTGAGGACTTTTACCGGAACTTAGCCGAAGATTTTGACGATAAGACGCTCTCGTCCATTGCGGATGACCTGTTGGATTCTTTTGATGGTGACACCGCGTCGCGCAAGGACTGGTTGCAGACCTACATCGACGGGCTTGAACTGCTTGGGTTGAAGATTGAGCAGCGGACTGAGCCGTGGAACGGTGCGTGCGGGGTGTTCCATCCCCTGCTGTCGGAGGCGCTGGTTAAGTTCCAAGCCGAGACCATCATGGAGACCTTCCCGCCGAGTGGGCCGGTGAAGACGACCATCATTGGGAAGGAGACGCCGGAGAAGAAAAAAGCGTCGATCAACGTCGCGGCGGATATGAACTTCCAGTTGACGGAGGTGATGACCGAGTACCGCCCCGAGCATGAGCGGATGTTGTGGGGTCTGGGCTTGAGCGGTAATGCGTTCAAGAAGGTCTACTACGACCCAGCAATTGAGCGCCAAATCTCCCTCTACGTCCCGGCGGAAGATCTCATTGTGCCTTACGGCGCGTCTAACTTGGACACTGCCGAGCGCGTTACGCATGTGATGCGGAAATCAAAGAACGAGGTCATCAAGCTGCAAGCCAGTGGGTTCTACCGGGACGTTGACCTCGGTGAGCCGACCAAAGGCAACCTTGACGAGGTGGAGAAAAAGATCGCGGAGAACATGGGCTTCAGTGCCACCTCTGACGACCGCTTCAAGATTCTTGAAATCCACGTTGACCTTGACCTGTCGGAGTACGACGAGACCGACCCGGAAGCAGGCGACGAGGAGACCGAGATGGGGGGCATTGCGCTGCCCTACGTTGTCACTATTGAGAAATCCACCCAAACCGTCCTAGCTATTTACCGCAACTGGGCACCCGACGATGAGAAGAAACTTAAGCGCGAGCACTTTGTTCATTATCCCTATATTCCCGGTTTTGGCTTTTATGCTTTTGGTTTGGTTCACCTTCTGGGTAGCTTTGCCAAGTCTGGTACGTCCCTTATTCGCCAGCTTGTGGACGCGGGCACACTATCCAACCTCCCCGGCGGCTTTAAGACCCGAGGAATGCGAATCAAGGGAGACGACACCCCCATCTCCCCCGGAGAGTTCCGCGACGTAGACGTTGCGTCTGGCACCATCAAGGACAACATCATGACGCTCCCGTACAAGGAGCCGTCGCAAGTCCTCTTCACCCTGATGCAGAACATCGTGGATGAAGGACGGAAGTTCGCCAGCACCACCGACCTCAACGCCTCGGACATGTCGGCACAGTCTCCGGTAGGCACCACGCTGGCTATTCTTGAGCGCAGTTTGAAAGTGATGTCGTCCGTGCATAGTCGTGTGCATTACGCGATGAAGAGAGAGTTGCGCCTCCTCGCCTCCATCATCCGGGATTTCACTCCTGACGAGTACGACTACGAGCCGGAAGAGGGTGGGAAGAAGGCTAAAAAAGCCGACTACGACATGGTGGACGTTATCCCCGTGTCCGACCCCAACGCCTCGACGATGGCGCAGAAAGTTACGCAGTGGCAGGCGGTCATGCAGCTTGCCCAGAATTCCCCCCAAATCTATGACCTCCCTGAGCTTCACAGGCAGATGCTTGAGGTGCTGGGCGTGCGGAACATTGGGAAAATCATCCCGACCGAAGAAGACCAGAAACCGACAGACCCCGTCACTGAAAACATGCGGATCCTCGCGGGCAAGCCGGTCAAAGCGTTCATGTACCAAGACCATGAAGCGCATATTGCCGCTCACCAAGGGATGGCGCAGGACCCGCAAGTGCTGGAGCTAATTAACAACACCCCTGCGGCTAAAACCATCGCAGCGGCGGGCGCGGCGCACATTGCCGAGCATCTTGGGTTCCTGTATCGCAAGAATATCGAGGGCCAGCTTGGCGTGCCCCTGCCGCCGCCTGATGAGCCGTTGCCGGAGAATGTTGAGGTCCAGTTGTCCCGGATGGTTGCCCAAGCGCAGGCACAACTGACGCAGAAGAACCAAGCCGAGGCTGCTCAAGCGCAGAAACAGCAAGAAGCGCAGGATCCGTTGAATATCATCCAGCGGGAAGAGTTGGAGTTGCGGAAGCAAGAAATGCAGCTTAAAGCGCAGAATCAACAAGCAGAACTCCAACTTAAAGCCCAAGGGCAGCAAGCGGATATTCAGCTTCAAAAAGAGAAATTGGCGCTTGAGTCAGGGAAACTTAACGCCCAAACTCAAATGAAAACCCAAGAATTAACTGCCAAACAGCAACTTGATATGGCTAGTCGTGAGCATGAAGCGGCTATAAAAGCGCAAAATTTGCAACATCAATCTGATTTAGCAACTCAAAAATTGCAATATCAGGCTAATCAAAAAAATCAAGATCAACAGCATCAAACCCGCCAAGGTATTCAAGATAGAGCGTTCCAAAGGACGCGCCCACAGGCTCAAAAACCTGAGAAAGAGAGTAAAGAGTGACTGTAATTGACCTGATTTTGGAAAAAATAAACGAACGCCTTGCCGATGTCCAAGAAGACTTGGGCAGTGGAGTAGCTAAAGATTACGCAGATTACAGATATATCTGCGGAATTTTGCACGGGATGTTGGCGGTAAAACGCTATGTTGAAGACCTTAATAACAGTCTGGAGAATGATTAATGAGTGATGAGCACCAAGATGTTCAATCGGCAACACAATTGCCTAACCCCACAGGCTACAAAATCCTGTGCGCTATCCCTGACATCGAAGCAAAGTTCGATAGCGGTCTCCTCAAAGCGGAGAAAACGATTAAGGACGAGGAATTGATGACCACGGTGCTTTTCGTGGTCAAGATGGGGCCGGATTGCTATTCCGATACCTCACGGTTCCCCAGCGGCCCTTACTGCAAAGAAGGGGACTTTATCCTTGTTCGCCCGCATTCGGGTTCGCGAGTTCACATCCACGGGAAATCTTTCCGTCTCATCAACGACGATAGCGTCGAGGGTGTAGTGGAAGATCCGCGTGGCATTAGTCGTTCTTAAGGAGTAAATCATGGCAACTGACAAGAATGTGGCCGAGTTGGAAGACGATTTTGAAATTGAAGTTGAGGACGACACCCCGGAGGAAGACCGAGGCCGGGAGCCGATGCCGGAAGACATCGTTAAAGAACTTGATAACGATGATGAGCTTGAGAATTTTTCCAAAGAAAAAGCCAAGCAATTGAAAAAAGTTTGGCACGACGAACGCCGTGCTAAAGAAGCCGCGTTGCGCGAACGCGATGAAGCGGCGGGACTCGTTCGGCGTTTTGCCGAAGAGAATAAGGCGCTTAAAAAGAACTTGCATACGGGCGAACAGGCGCGGGTGGACACCGCCGCTGTTGCGTTTGAACACGAATTAAACGCCGCCAAAAATGAGTATAAAGATGCGTATGAATCTGGCGACGCAGATCGTGTCTTAGAAGCTCAAGAAAAGTTAATGTCGGCTAAATTAAAACTCCAACAAGTTGAAAATTATCGCCAGCATCAACAACAAAATGCTAGACAGACCGATGAAACTAGAGTAGATAGCTCTAATACGGACGGATGGTCTGCGACGCCGGTTAAAAATGCTTCGGCTCAACCCGATCCAAAAGCAGTTTCGTGGCAAAAACGAAATGCTTGGTTTGGTGAAAACCGCGTCATGACGAGTATGGCTTTTGGGCTGCACGAAGATTTGGTTGGTGAGGGCGTAGACCCCACTTCTGACGAATACTACTCGCGTATCGACAAGGAGATGCGGCGTAGATTCCCAGAAGAATTTGGGGCAAGCGAGAAGAAGAAACCCGGTACAGTGGTGGCTTCTGCAAAGCGTTCTACGGCCCCCCGCAAAGTTGTGCTGACTTCGACTCAGGTTTCTCTAGCTAGAAAACTTGGGTTGACCCCA